TCATCGGTCAGACAATGCAGTTTACTGAGAAAGCAATTAGCGATCAGTCAAGCATAAAAGACTTAAATGCGGTTGCTGATATTCTTGTATTGAACTTCAAGCAAATGAAGGCTTCCCCCGCTCAAATCGAGAGCTACTTGGAAACAACAATCGAAAACGCAGTTATCCCCTCAGAAGTTAATTACGCTACTCGCAAAGCAATAGTAGATGAGCTTACACGCGTTGTCACTGAACGGTTGTCGGGAAGTGGCAGTGCTGTGTTTAATGTTACTAAAGTCGGGCCTCAGGCTGTAGAAGAAATGAAGGCACGAATTGTGCCAGAACCTAATTACCTTCCACAAAGCAACGTTCCGACACCTAATTATAACGTTCAACCGCCCGCTGATAGCGCAGCAACCACAAATGGCACAGCCAACCTATCGGGCGAAATGGTGCGAGGCGACACCAGTTGGTGGGACGCTATCTCTGATGGTTTCAAAAGTGGACTTGATGCATTCATGTCTGAGGGCGCACCGGGCGATCAAAGCCCGCTTCCAGAAAATATATACAAACCGCCCCCACTTAGGATTGAGATACCTCCGAGCGATTAGTAAGGACGACAGCGTAGGGTGCTCCAAGTAATTTAGCCTTATTCAGGTTAAATGGAGTACCCGATGTCTAAGTATGACGAGTTTGATAACTATTTCGGCGCGAACAAATTTGAGTTCAACGACGACTACACCAACAAAACAGGCGTAGACCTCATCCAAGACCCGCAAGCGGTCGGTGATGTTCGCAGCTACTACGAGGCAAAGGGAGAAACATTCTCTTCCGACAAAGACCTCTGGGATCGTTTTTACAAAGACCGTCGCTGGCGCGACACCAACTCTATTTCAATGGGCCTCGGTGCGGCTGAGTATGCACTCGCGGGTGATAGCCAAAAGCTACAAGCACGTCTGTCAAAGATGTGGCGCAACGCGCCTGACCGAGGCGGCATCTTTGAAAAGGTTACGGACTACGGCTTAGCTGGTGTGCTTGACCCAATCAACCTGATTGGTGGCGCAGGCATGGCGAAGAAGGGTGCGCAGGCTTATAAAGCTGGTATCGCCGCGATGCAGACAACGGCTCAAGCAAGTAAGGCTGGAATGAAAGCTGGCGCGATACAAGGCGCCAAGACTGAGGCCGCCTTAAACGCAGGCGTAGGCGCAGGCTTTGACGCTGCATCCCAAGCTGCCGAAATTCAACAGGGCGTTTCTGACGAGTTTGATCCTGTGCGAACAGCTATGTCTGGTGCTCTCGACGCCACGATTGGCGGGGTAGTCGGTCTAGGAGTGGGCGCTTATCAAGGTAATAAGGCTGTCAAGGAACTACGCAATTGGCAGAAGAGTTCGCCCCTTGGGCAAAGCATGACTACCCGGACTGCAAGGCTCGAAAGCGAAATTGAAAAAATTTCAACGGACCTTGACCAAGCAACTAACGCGGGTGAGCGCGAAGATTTAACAGAAATCCTCACCTCACTGCGCACCGAACTAAACGACATAGAAAAGCTCGGCGTAGATATCGACGATATGGACGCAAAGCTCGATGGAATAGCGAGTGACTTCCAAGCTCTAGCGAAGACAGACCCGGAAGGCGCACGTAAGAAATTTGAGGCTGACTACCAAAAAATTCTGAAAGAGCGTGACGACAAAATTGCAGGCGCGGACCTCGATGATCTTGTTGACCCCGCTACGCCACCACGCCAAGGCCCGAAGCAAGAAGACGTAGACGTAGACGTAGACGTAGATGAGGCGACAGGCGACACGACACGACAATCAGGCGACAAGTCGCCTTCTGAGGCCGGGACCAAGACGACTACGACTGAGGTTGACGACCCCGCAACGGGCACGAAGACCACTACGAAAACGGAAGAGCCAGTTGCCGAAGCTGAGGTTGAGGCAGAAGAAAACGTTGCGCCGACACCCTATAAGTGGGGCGGCAAAAAGCCATCTAAAGCCCAGCAGTTAGAGAGCGAAGGTAAAATAACCGTAGACGAGGTTGGCCGCCTTGTAACTCAGGGCATCTTAGAAGTAACAGAAAACGGCAACATCAAGCAGCGCTACGGAAAAGGCGACACTGCTTACTCTCGTATTACTTCTTACATCAATAGGCGCGACGAAGGAGTGCAGGCTCCAAGTGCAGGCGTAGCACCAAAAGCAGAGCCAAAGGGTAACGCACCAGATAACGCGGCTACGGCTACGGCTGCTCCCAAGTCTACGCCTAAAGCCCCCGACGCTACGTCCGAAGAGCCTGATGCCCCGGCAGACGTAGATTTAGATAGCCAAGCCCGTGAGGCATTTGAGAACCTTTACGATCTTGGAATGGCGTCCGGCGGCGAGTGGTCGGTTATGGTCCCACGAATTTTGGGGTCAGTAAAAAAGACGTTACCGGGTCAGGTCTACCGACGTGTGGCTGAAAAGTTCGGTGCGGTTGTTGAACTAGAGAAGATGGGCAAACGCGCGCCTAACGCCAAGGAAGTTGACGCTCTGCGCACTGAGTTTTTGAACCGTGAAGTTACCACCCCAGACGTTGAGGGCGGCACAGTCCCACGTTCTGCTGATCGCTCAGCAAAAGCGGGCGAAGTCCTTGAGAAGGGCGACGTTGCCGCTGGCCGTGGTCCAGATGGAAAAATCCAAGGCATCTTGCGTCCCGGCTTTAAAGTCGGTGAGGACGCAACTGTCTCGAACAGGTCAGACGTTCCTCAAGCCTCGCTGTTTAATTCTCAAGCTGCCGTAGCGCGCGCAGCCGAAGACGCAAACATGGGCAAACAAAAACCAATTTACGAATTTACTGCTTCTGGTCGTGAAAGTCCGGGCAGGGTTGCAGATGGCAAGCGCCTAGAAAAAGGCCAGATTGCTTACTACGTCCCAAACGCTAAGAAGTATTTTACTAGCAAGAAGAACGCCGAAAAGGCGACGGGACTTCGTGGCGATAAGAAGCCAGAGCCAATATTCAACACTCCTACGGAAAAGGTAACGGCTCCGCAAATTTTAACTGATGCGCAGTTCGAGGCTGAGCGTGCGAGAATAACAAACGACTTTATTAACGATCCGTCCAAGACTACGGACGATCTTGATGAGGCGCTTCAAGGGCTGGATAGACGGACGCCAGCGGCAGCCGAAGCAGAAGCGCCGAGCAAGCCTGAGATTGCTAGTGCAGAGACAGACGTACCAGACGACTACACTACTATTCCCGCCACAAAGGGCAGCAAAGTTATTGCGCTGGTCCCACGTAGCGGCGACGGCGTAGTTCGGATTATGAGCCAATCGCAAATTGACAGCGGCAAGACTATTAAGAACTTGCTCGGCAAATCTAAAATTAGCGACTACTACGTTGGCTATCTTCCAACAAGCGCGCGGACTGCCAAGTCCAACATTGAGCGCTGGACAAATGAGCTAGAGCCTTGGGATGTATCCGATGCACCCGACACCCCAGAGGTGGAGGCTTTCAACGACAAGCTACCTCTTAACCTATCCGAATTAGAAGGCATACGGATTGAGTTTGATGAACTAACCCAAGCGCAGAGGATGGCTTACTTTACGGCGCGCAAACTGGCACGGATGCCATTGGGTGATTACCCACAAGGCGGGCAAATAACAACGCTTCAACAAATGCAGGGCTCAACTCTGAACTTGAGAGAAGTGCACGCAGTGTATTGGAACGCTGACAATGCTGACTTGGGCGAAAAAATTACAGTCGCCGGGCAAGAGGTCGAGCTTACGGGTGAGCAAAGGGCTGCTACTATGGCTGGCTTAAACCAGATCATAGACACCTACGCGCCTAACGGCATCGAGTACCCGATCGACACCGTGAAGGGAAGCATAGATAAATTAAATAAAATCTATGCGCGCACTTCCGTTAAGACACGTAAAAATCTTGAGAAAATGATGCGTGCGTTTGGCGGCGGCGACGAGAACGCGACGGCCCCTCTATTCGCTGGGTATAGCTCTCGAGGTGGCGCTGGATATTACCGAGGCAATAATAACGGCATTTACTTAAACCAAGAAATGCACAGCAAGACGGGCATTGCTGGCACAGGTCTTTTGGAAGACACTTCTATTACCCCTGAGTTTGTCACCGCGCACGAGATGGGCCATTGGGCTTATGTGAACCTAATGACGCATAAAGAGCGTGCTGAATTTTGGGACGGCGTAGTAAAACAATATGCAGACGGAGACGGTAAATTCCGCGAGGCCGGAATTAAAAAATACCTTGAACGTATGCCGTTTGGTAAGGGCCAAGCAGATTGGAATAAGCCCAACGAATTGTTCGCTAACCAATTCGCACTGTTCTTACATCATAAGCACGATATTATGATGTACCCTGACAAAACTTATTGGGAGAAATTCACCAAAAGAGTTAGGGAAATATGGGGGAAAATGTCGAACAAGAAGTCAGTGTATGACGAAACGCTTACTCCAATGTTTAACAAGATGCTCTTGGGTCAGGAAGAAAAAACACGCGTAGCTTACGCCATGCCCGTATCCGAGCCCGCTACATCTTTGGGCAGGGTATTGCGGACACGATACTCTATGCTCTTTGACCATCGAACCGAAGCACTGTCTAGGTTGCAAGACGGTGACATGGAAAACTTTGCGGCGGCTATGGGCCGTATTGCCGACGAGTTTAATTCTATGGCTACCACTGAAAAAGGCGCGATGGCTATCGCTGCCAAAAGAGGCGAGCCGTACAACCCAGAATATACGGGCGTTCTAAACGCTGTGAAACCTATCGCAGGCAAGATGAGAAAAGCCGCACGCGTAATCAAAGGTGTTACTGGTCGTCATGCTGTCAACGTTGGTCAAAAAGGTGAAGCCGAAATATCTGGCTCAGCTTACTTCGAGAACTTTGAGGAAGAGCTAAAGATCGTAATGTCCGACGAGGGGATTATGAAAACGGTAGACGACGTAATGGAAACCCTCAACGAGGCATTCCAATCCGTAGAGTTCGGAGACATTCCAGAATACTCTGTAGGTAAAGAGACAGCAAACCTACGTCGCACCGTCGGAATGACAAAGATACTAAAGTCGCAGGCCATGAAGAAAGCCATGCGCGCCTTCTTTGCGGAGAAAGCTCGTAACAAAAAATTCGCTGGCAAGATGATCGAGGCGGCTAAGAAAAAAATAGAGAGCAGCGCCAGTGAAAAGACAGCCGGAACGCCAGACATCAACCCTGATGAGGTGGACGTTGATACAGCGATACGTCTGTTCCAAGATCAGATCGACGAGAAGGGCAACCTTACCAAGCTAGGGAAACGGCTCGCTGAGCGTGTAGTCTACCACCTCAATACAAGGGGCGTAGCAGAGTACCGCCGACGCACATATTCGGGCTTAAATAACGCAGAACTTTTCTTGCGCTATTCGCAGGCCGTGGAGAAATCAAACACTGAGCTTATGAAGAAGTTAGAGTTTGAAATCCAAATTCGCAACGCACCCATTGAGGTGGAAAGCGACGCAGTAAATATAGCCGCTCAGAATGAATTGCGCCTTAGCCAAGGCGTAAGCCCAGAGGTCGGTGTTCCAGCCAACTCACCTTACAAACTTCGTCAAGGTTTGATGGCTATAACACATCGGACAGATGGCGAGACAAAGGCTGCGCGGACAATGGCCTATCGTCAGGCTTTGTTGGGTCACGATTTTGGTGGCGACGTAGGTGGCCCGGAGTTCGAAAGTTTCCGAAAGGAAATTCGTCAACTCGCTTCCAACGTAACTAAGCGAGACGACATCACTCAAACCATTCGTAGCCTTACGCTACGTCTAATAAATTCAAAAGCCGTTTCGGCTGAGACTGTAGCTGACATCCGTAGATCGGCTGCTGAGTATGGCTACGAGGCAGATGAGTTTATCACGCGCGTAGTTCTCGAAGACGTAGACAGTCAATCGGACGGGGCGTTCACAAAGTCAGTTCTTGATGACGCCTACGAGATGAAGGGTACAGAGCTCGACGATGGCATAGCCTCTATACGTTCGGACATGCGAGAGGCTTTGTCCTACGTTCTTAACGGCCTCGTCCCAAGCGACGCTGCGCGCAGGCGGTTCTCTCCGCTCTTCGTGCATGGTGACATGATGGGTAAAACAAGTGCGTTTGACGCTAGTAGCCCAGCGCTTCGATTTGATAAAGACGTGCCTTCTGAGTTTGCCGAAGACTACGCGGCAGACGTAATAGAAAATATGTCGCCTGCTGGCCGTATGGCTGTGCAGAAATTTACTGGATCGACGGAGCCAACCCCGTTCTACATTGAGGCGAACAACCGATCCGATCTTGATGGCATGGTCTTTGTATCGTCGCGACCAACGAGCTCTGTCTCTGAAATGCGCGACGGAATGGGTGGAAGTGAACAGATACAAGAAGTGCTGGACGGTCTCTCGTTCACTCGTAACCAGATCAAGAACCTTGCTTCTTCTGATGACGTAGTTGCGCAGCGGATACAGGCCGCCTACTCCACTGAGAAAGTCTTGCGCAAAGAGCTAGAGCGTCTAGGTGGTATAGACAACACAATGGTTACGCCTGTGTTCATTCGGGACACACAGCCATTGCGTCTATCTAAAGACGGCATGATGCGCGATGATAACATTAAGGCGGTTTTGTCGGCCCTTAAAATCAAAGAGAACCCAGAGTTGCCGTCACGTGTGGCGCAGTTCGAAAGCCTTGGTGGCCTGCACGATCCTGAGAAAATGTTTGAAATGCTTAGCACGGCTGCTGGCGGTGTGCGCAAACTTCGATCAACACTCAGAGAGGCGGGTTACACGTCAATTGAGATTGGACGTACTAAGGTTGTCTTGCGCAGCGAGGACGCTAAGCCTGTGCGCTCTACGCTCTTCAACGAAGATAACCAAAACAATACATCTGTCAGAGAGGGCGCAAGTAACATCAACGCCCACATGATGACCGAGATGATGACGGGCGATAACAACGCCCGCATAGCGTATGAAGAGGCGTCTCATTCTCTCGAATTGTCTGGTGTACCCTCGAAAGTTGTAGACGTTTTAGCTAAAGTCAAACGCGGAAGAACCATCGACGAGACTGACGGTAGGCAAATTCGCAAGGCTTCACGCATAGCCTTAATCCCCACCAATGCGCAGACAATGCGCAAAGCTCGTATGCCTTTCCTCGCTGATTTCTTCGAGCCCACAAAGGGTGGCGGCGGTCACTTCGAACGCGTGTCGAGCAACATGGGCAAGTTCATCATGCCATTGCAACGCAAGATGCGTGACCTCCCCGACGCTGGAAACTTCTTGCAGCGTTGGCTGAATGACGGCCTTATTCAAATGTTCGATGCAACGCCGGGATCGCAGTCGGCCAGAGGGTTTGCTTCTGCGATCATGGGTTCCACGCCTAACCGTAGGTCTAACCAGCCAATGTCTCACAGCCGTATATACCGGGCTTTGACTAACGAGGCGAGCGTAGGCAACATGAGGGCGAAAGAGCGTGACACCTATGATTTCATTCGCTCGTACTTAGATCAAGCCGTCACCAAGTTGCGTGCGGCTGGCGTCCAGATGGGCAACATTCAGAGAAACTACTTCCCGCAAGTCTGGCGTAAAGACCTGATCGAGAATGACCGTGAGGGTTTCATCGAGAAGCTCACTGAATATTTCATCGAGGAAGCCCGCGTTGACCATCGTAAGATTGGCAAAGAAGAGGCTGGCAAAAAGGCCAAGGACGTAGCCGACAGGCTGATAGCTAAAGACGGCATGGCAGACGAAGACAATCTCATACGCAGCAATGGTGCAGGCGTAGAGGACAACTTCGACTTCCAGCGTATGATCCGGCTTGATGAGCCTTGGGCTTCTAAGTTTAAAAACCCGCTGGAACCTACGACGAACCTGTCATCTTACTTGGAGCAAGACTTGCTCGCTGTGATGACCAAGTACAGCGACGCTCTTGAGCGCCGTCTCGACGTAGCCAAGCATCTTGGTGCGAACGGTCAGGCATATCACGATTACCTAAACATCCAAGCTGCTCGCTCACCGGGCGATGAAATCTCTAGGATGCTACGAGGCGATGTAGTTATGCGTCGTGAACGGAACGAAATAAACGCAGAGGGTAAGAAGGTTACTCAGACAATGAAGGACGTAGCGTTCTTCGCTCCGTTTAAAGAAGAGTACGCAGCCGATAAGTTCACCGCTGAGCTTATGGAGATGGCACGCAAAGGTACGCCACAGGTTGAGCTTAGAGATAAGATCATGGCTCAACTCGACACAACTGGTGAGCCTTCTCAGAACTCCAAGAAGATGAAGGACAATTTCTATCACAGGGCCAACGCCATCTCGGCTGCTTTGTCAGACAGCGACGGCTTCCTTACAGCCAATGGCGACCGCATCGCGGTCAGTCGTCAGAACATCGAGCACGCAGAAGGTTTCTTCGACGCTTCGATGCGCCACAGCATTGACCCAGACAGTAAGAGTGGAAGCCTACGTGCCGCGTCGAAATGGCTACGGTCTGTAAACGCTGTTACCCTGCTGGGCTTCACCACCCTGTCCTCAATGGGTGACTTGGTGCTGCCTCTTATTCGTAGCGGTGACTTCATGTCATTCCAAAAAGGACTGAGAAAGTTCATGCAAGACCCGGTTGCGGGCAGCGCTTATCGGGACATGATACGGAATGTGGGTGCGGCGTCTGAGAACATTGTTCATCAACGCATGACCAAAGCGTTTGGCGTAGACAACACTAAGTTCACGTCGGGCTTCTTTACAACCACGCTTCTTACGGGTTGGACGGACATGATGCGTGACATATCTGCTGCCGTGGCCTACGAGCATTTCCGTTCACAATCTCGAATTGCAAGGGAAGCGCCCAACACAAGGCAGGGGCGCATCGCAAAGCAAATCCTCAATGAGGCTGGGCTTCAAGAGCTATACAAAAGCAACATGAACATCGAGAGCATCATGCGTAGCGGCGGGGAAAGCGAGCACCCGTACCGTGAGCAACTGGCTTCTTCGATTGTGAAGTTCACAAACCAAAGCATCTTTACGCCGAACGCAAACGATCAGCCATTGTGGGCCCAAACACCGGGCGGTCAGGTCATCTTCCAACTCAAATCATTCCCACTAATGATGACACGTTTGGGTAGGGACGTAGTTAAAGATGCAGTGAATAAAGGTTCGGAAGGTGAGCGTAGATTAGCTCCGCTTCTCTACTTCGCTGGCTTAGGCCCAATGTTCGGTTCGGGCGTAGTGTTTGCTAAAGACGTAGTGCAGGGCCGTGGCGGCGAAGAGAACCGTGAGTTCGCGGTACGTGATCGCGCATTGACGGACAAGTTCACAATGGCAGAAGAGTTTGGTCTGAAAGAAAACGCTGACCAACTTCTAGGCTGGTACGTGGATGGCCTTATGCAAATGGGCGGCCTTGGTCTGATCGGTCAACTTATGTATGACAGTGCGGCTCAGATCGACAACGGCGCTTACGGTAAGTGGCGCGTAGCTGAGTTACTAGGCGGGCCTAGCTTGGGTCTGTTCTCAGATGCATTCGAGGTTGCGTCGGGTGCTGCTGATGCCACGTTCGATGCGTTCGGTGCGGAGAGCACCAACTCTAAAGAACGTTCGGCAGTGCGTGAGATACTTGGACGCGCACCGATACTCGGTGGCGTCACTGCCTTTAGAGAGGGTGGTACGGACTTTATTGCTGGTGAAGCAGAAAGCTAACGACGACCTCGTAGAACCTCGGACACCCGTCCGGGGTTCACTCCTACTGCATTAGCGATGTCTTGTTGGCTCAGATCAAGGTCTACGCCCTCATGGCCCAGCGCTCTAATCTTTTCTAAAATTTCATCCGTAATAGGGTTTGACTTTACGGAAGCCCTACTCGCCGGACTACTACGTGTCATATGATTTAGTGCCACACTAATGCGGTGCTTAACTTGGTGTGGCTCCAAGGCTTCTAGGTTTTCCATAAGGTCATCTAAAATTTCACGAGCTTTCGGAATGTTCGATGCCATTCATAATCTCCATTGCTTCGTAGCCCGTACCCGCATAACCGCAGATGTCTATCCACGTGTCTGCCTTGTCTGGGCTGGTGGTCATTCTTGATAGCTTCACTGCCATCATCATCATTGCCACGTGTTCGACGCGTACCTTTGCGCCCGTTTTTAGTATGGGTCGGATTAGAACCGTCATCATCTCTGCAATATCTCGAAAGTTCTCGACAGGTTCGCCGTATTCCTTATTGCGGTCAGAATTTATGAGCCTCTTGGCTTCATCAAGCGGTTTGTTTCTTAGTGGTTCCATCAGTATTTATTCCAAGCCTGTAGGCGTAGTGTTTCTACGTCGATTTCTAACTCTGCGCATTTGCACCGTAGCTCCACTAGACGTTCTTTCTCGTGACGAAACTTTGTCTTAGCTCGATGCAAGTCGTCTACGTCTGTTAAGTCTACCAGACGCTCAGAGATGCTTTCGATCTCAGCCTCTTTACGGATGATTTCAGTTCTCACCCGCCCTAATTCTTTTAACGTGTCCATTTCTACGCCTTCGGTGTGGTGGCAAATTGTTCAAACTTTGGACAAGGGTCCATGACTTCTTTGTTCGTAAGTTTGCATGTCCAGCCGCCGTTCTTGTTAGCGAAACTGTGGGTGCAAAATTGACAAGCAGGGGCTAACGGAGTTGGGTTCCAACAACTTTCCCTTTTGAAACAAAACTTGCAGTTCATATTCTCTGGGGCGTCCGCGATGCGCCCTGCTTGCCCATCGAGCGCAGCTTGTATTCTCACGTACATGCCATCCCATTCTTCTTGATCGAATGAGACAAGTTCAGCGTGATAGTCAGAGTTGTCTTTGTTGTAAGATACAAAAAAACTGCGCTCGATATTGAACATCGCCATCATCATAGTCATCTGGCGAAAGTATTTCTTGTGGGATGTGCGCACCCCATAAGTTTTAAACCTTTTAAAGTTGGCGTCGTTCATGGACTTGATCTCTAGGATCGCTGGCCCTGTGCCATCTTCAAAATCTACGAGCCCATCTGAGTGACACACGACGTGCCCGTTCAGCCATTCCCGTTTGTGCTGCCGACCTGTCATCTCGTCTTTCTCGTAGACGCGTAGGTCGGCACGCTTCTTCAAATCGTAGACAACCCAATCCTCAATCTTATGCCCAGCAAAGAAGATGCGCTTGAGTTTTGGCGCAGGCTCTTCGTCTGGAAACCCCCGTAAGGAGAGGGCCATCTGAGCTACGCAATCAGTCCCAGCCATAGAAGCGCCGATGTAGCATCTAGCTGCACCGCGCACTTCTTTATTGTAGCCAAGGTCGATGGCGTCCAGAACCGCTTGAGCAATGGGGTCTACGGGATGCTGCATCTAAAACGGGATCGCATCATCTAGGGTTGCTGACTTGCCACCGAGTTTTTCAATCTCTTCGTCACTCAGAGCGTAATGGTAATTCACGCGTGTCTGGGTCTTACCATTGTACTCGCTGGCTTTAATGTTCACCCCGATTGCCCTACCCTCCAGCCATGAAGGCGCGGGAGATGCGCTGCCTTCGTGGCCCATCAGGACCAGCATTTGTTTTAACTGCTCCATCCCAATCCGAACACTATCGGCTGACGTAGGGTGATTAAGAATAATCCACTGCGTGACTACGCCCTTGTCGTTTTCGTATTTGATTTCGAGCGTGTGCGTCTTTTTAACTTCGTCAGTTTTAATGCCAGCTTCTATAACCTTAACGGCGTGACGACCTACGCCTAAAATAGAAGTTCCTTGCTTCACTGTTACCCCAGATAGATCGAGGTTTTCCATTCCGTTCCAAGCCATCATGCGGCTCCTTTTCTTTGAAAGTTTTTAAATTCTTCGTCGGTCATATAGATGCGGGTAATGAGGTCGGTCACATCATCACACTCTTCAAACGGCGCGAGGCGGCGGTGTGGGTCACGTGTCTTGCCGTGCCACCCATTTACGTGGTCAGTGACGAGGTAACGGTGCACTGCCATCTTACCGTTTTGCTCCGAGGTTTTACGCACAAGGCAAAACACATTATCGTACAAAGCAGGGATTAACTTCTGCACTTTCTTCTGAACCATCATAGGCCAGAAGTTTGTTACGCCATTATCGTCCGCTTCCTCAGCCGCGAGTGCGGTGATAAGTACGTGCATGTCTAGGTCGCGGACCCATTTTAAAGCAGCCGTAATCTTGCGCTCGTACAAACCCCACTTCTCGAAACCATTTTTCTGATCTCCGAGTTCAGCCTCTACGTCTGCAAAACATTTTTGTGAAAGTTCAGTGGCGCTATCAATCGCTATCCACTTGTAGCCCTGCTTCTTAAAATCAGCAGAAGCAACGTACATCATCAAGTCGCGGAAAGAATGGCCGCTATTCGCCGTTCGATCAAACGTAGTGAACGGTAGGTAGTCAATGTCTGTGTCGCTTATAGACGACAGTCCGCTTTCACCAGATAGAATGATGCCTTTGCCAAAAGCCTTGGCGTAGTTTGCGCATTGGGTAGTCTTACCGCTCCCATGCAAACCGTACACCAAAGTCTTCGACGCGCCTTTGACCGACACGTCATTAGTCTTGAGGGGTGTGATATTCATTTTTGAACCTTGATTGTTGGTGGGCCGCATTTAATGGTCAGCGCCTTCTTTAGTGCTGTTTGGATATCGTCGGGGGCGGCCAAGAATTTTGTCCTAACGATGGTAAAGTTTTCAGTCACACAATCTGGTGTAGAGTTATGTGAGTAAAGCGACTTTAGTTGCGCCTTATCCCACTCCCATTTTTCGGGGATGGTTACGACTACTACACGTCCATCCTCTAGCTCGATCATGTGTTCGTCTGGTTGTTCGGGAAACTCAGCGGCAAGTATTTCTTTATAATAACCGTAGAGTTCTTTATCCTTTTCCAGCCGGGACGACACCTCAGCTAACTTTGTAGCAACATCAATTACACGCTGTTCTCTGAGTATCGGCTTCGTAGCAAGTATCGTATCACCGAAAATAATCTCATCCATGTGCGTGTTCCTGACGTTTTATAGTTGTGTGTTCGGTCTGTGTAGCTTATACGACACAGCATCGCAAGAGGAAAAAGAGAGAAAAATGAAGTTCGACATAAATAAAATGCTTGAGGACTTGGGTGGGTGCGCGGCACTGGCCGAACAATTAGGCGTGTCTCGCAACGTTCCAAACGGCTGGCGTAGACGTAATTATGTTTCTTCCGTTTACCTTTCAAAAATCAAACGTGTGCAACCTGAGTTGGACATCAATCAATATTTCAAAGAGGAAGTTACCGATGGAGATACTGGATCAAGCACTAGAATACCTTGATCGTGGGTGGGGGGTTCTTCCAATATCCCCCACCGAGAAGACCCCGCTGCCAAAGTGGGGGCACTTTGTAGACACACTCACATTACCCACAGAGACGGAAGTTATAAAGTGGTGGACCGAGTGGCCTGACGCGCAGCTTGCAATAATTACTGGTCCGCTCAGTGGTTTGGTTGTCGTAGATTGTGACAACGAAGAAGCCCGCCAGTCAGCAGAGAAGCTGGGCCTCACGAGCACGCCAGTTGTTGTAAAGACTAGGAAGGGCTGGCACTACTACTTCCAATATCCGCGCAACGAACGCTGGGTAAAAAACCGAGTAGGCAGAGCGGACGGTGACGGGGCCGAGTGGCCCGCCGTGGGTGGCTTAGATTTACGCGGCTCGAAAGGTTATGTACTCGCGCCGCCATCTAAAAACTATTCGTGGCAGATAATGCAGGGCGCCGATTGGGATGATCTACCTGTGTATTCTGCGCCAAAGACTTTGGTTCGCCCGCAAGCAAGCAACGTAGTAGACTTCAATGAGTTCAAGTTCGAGGGAATGAGCCTAGAGCATGTGTCTATTCATCAGTCGATCTGGAAGTCTACGGCTGATCTTGTAAGCAAACACGGTCGTCTTGCAGAAGGCGGCGGTAATGCGCGTGATGATCGTCTGTGGAAATGTATATCGGAGGCCGCTGCCCAAGGGTTACGGGGCAGTGAGCTTGTAAGCAATGCTACGGATTTCATGGATCAGTTTTACTCTACGCCGATCAGTATTAAGAAGGTCGAGCAAATGTGCCAGCGCGTCGAGGGAATGGAAGCGAAGAACCACCCCGACAGACTTGAGCCCGAAAAAGAAGAGGAAGAACAAAAGAAGTTACGAGGCATCACAACGCGTGACATCCAAAGACTTGAGGACGAGGCGGGCGAAGTGCGATACTTTGTCGAACCGTTCATCCCTACGTCTGGAACGATATGCCAAGTGCACGGCTACAGCGGGCACGGCAAGAGCATGTTCACTCGCCACCTATTGTATTCAGCAGCGGCGGGCAACGACAGGTTCGGACCATTCGAGTTACATGATGTACCGAGGGTGTTGTATTGCGACTACGAGAACAGCCGCACGAACGTAACCAAGTTTCTAAAGCGGTGCATGAGTTCGTTCGGTGACGCTGGTGATCGTTTTACAATCTTCGCTCCCTTCGACGAAGAGGACGAGATGAACCTTCGCACGCAAGAAGGTCGAGCTCTACTACAAAGATGGATCGCGTACACGCGACCAGACATAATAGTGATCGACACAATACGGTCTGCGTTTCCGGGGCTCGAAGAAAACTCAAGCGAAGAGTGGTCGGGTATTAATCAGCTATGCTTGAAGCTGCGCAACGTTGGCATCACAGTCATCCTAGTCCACCACTCGAACAAACCAAGCGAAAGCACGGGAAGCTCTGGGCGCGAGGCTGGAAGTTCCAATCAGTTGACCGTGTTGGAAACACAGATAAAGATAACTCAAGTCTTTGCCGATAAGGCTACGGCCCAAGCAAAGGCAGGGCTGTATGACGGTGACTTGTTCGACATACCCATGTCGGCTTTGAGCAGCCCCCCGATCATCACCAACGACGAACGCATCGAGGTCTGCACCGAGTTACGCTACGGAAAGGTGCGTGAGTACACAGACATGCACGAGCCTGTCATGTATCTGGGCTTCTCAGGACACAAAGAGACCGAGGACTTACGCATAGTCTCCAAGCAAACGCCGAAGCAATTGGCGTGCACGCTTGCGCGTGAATGGGTTGATGCGGATGGAGTGACAAGGGCGGCGCTGAGCGACATGGAGATTTGCACATCGAGCAAAGTGAACAAGCCTCTTAGCGTTGTGAAGGAGTGGACCGCTCCTATACGAGCGATGGATCACGGCGCCAGAATAGCAGCGATGAAATAAAAAAACCCCCGCCGTAGTTAATACCTAGCGGCGGGGGGAGTTTACCAAAGTTAATATGGGAGGATCACTTTGATGCTTTCATCATGCAACACGTAGACAACTAAAACAAGCCGTAGAGTAAACTTTTTTTGACGTAGAACTTTCGATAAACTCGCGTCGCGCTTAACGTCTTCTCTGCCTTCACGAAGCCACCAATTCCATTGGTTGCTTCGTTCGCCTTCGTCAACTACGCTTTAGCGAGTTTATCGTCTTCGACAAAAATGTCAATACTAAAGGTGGTGTTTTCGTTGTGTCTTGTAAGCAACTTTGATATATTCCCCTTAAAACAGGGCATCGAAGTTGGCAAAAAAGATTTCTTTGAGCGATGAACAGGAGAAATGGTTGGCGAAAAGCCACCACCTCTACAGTCATCAAGAGTTGGCAGACAAGATCGGCTGCTGCGTAGACACCCTCAAGCGCATACTCATG